AGAAAACAAAATAGATCTTGATAAGTATAGTACATCTGAAAAAGCACAGGCACGTATAGCATATAAATCATACTGCCTTTGGCACGATTGGGTAAAAGATGATATAAAGTTTTTACAAACTGAAGTTAGTTTAGTATCTGAAAAGTATCAATTTGGAGGTACGTTTGATGCTATTGCTCAAATAAATGGTAAAAATTATTTAGTTGATTTTAAAACTTCTAATTCAATATATCAAGAGTATGTAATACAGTTAGCCGCATATCGCCAACTTTGGTCAGAACATTCTGATCTTAAAATACATGGTGGTATTATTTTAAAGCTAAGTAAAGATGAGGTTAATTTTGAACAAAAAAAAGTTTTAATTAAAGATTTAAATAAAGGTTGGAGCTTATTTAAATTGTTATTAAAAATACAAAGTAAAAAAGAAAAATATGGAGGGAAATAATGCGTAAGAGATTTTTAGATGCAGATATTAATAATAAAAGTTGGTTTAGAAAATTATCTGCTGAGGAAAAAGTATTGTTTTATTATATGTCAACTTCTTGTGGGCATGACGGTATTTGGGAATATGATAAAGATGCAATAGGTTTTTATTGTAATGGCTTTAAAAATGAAATACCAGAAATAATAAAAGAAAAACTAGGTATGGTACAAACTGATGAGCCAACACAGTTTTTGTTGGTAAAATGGTTACGTTTTCAGTATAAAGAATTAAAAGAAAATGTTGCTACACATAAAAGGATCATACAAAGACTAAGGGAAAAAGGTTTAGATGTACATTTTCCAGAACTTTCACAAACATTTTAAGGAGCACAGCATGGCTAAATCGCATCCAACTTATAACCAATTTGGTAAACACATGGGCACAATACAAGAGCGCTGTAAAAAAGCTGATCTGCCAGATCCGTGGAGTAAAGAAGGTATTGCGCTTAGAGAAGCTTTAGCAAAAAAGCATGGTAGAGCATGGTATCTTTTTAACGGTAAAGAAATGAGGCATAACAGAGAAAAAACATGGATTGAACAATATCACGTTCCTGATCCTACTAGGCCAAGAGGTAAAGGTAGATATAAAAAGCATGTTTGATTTTTGCCCGTTTATTAATAGAAACTGTGCGCATGCAGGCATATATAAAGATGAATTACATTGCGGCTTGCAAACAGGATCACTAGATGAAACTAAAGTAAGGAATATAAAACAATGTCCGAGAAAATTACAGAAGTCTACAAAAAAGACACGACGTTAAATAATATTCACATGTCGTGGGGTTGGGATTTACCAGCAACAGATATTGACTGTTTATTTGTTGAATATAAGTATCCTAATGATCCTGCTGCTCTGATAGAGTATAAGCATAAAAATTGGGATAAAAACTTTAACAAAGGGCCAATTAAAACAGTATATACGCTTGCATGTAAAGCAGACTTACCATTTTATATTGTAATATGGAATAATGATCCTGCAGTTGTATTTGAAGTTTATGCTATGAATAATCAAGCAAAAGATGAATTAACTAAATACAATATAAAAAATAATCATATTTTAGAAGGTGAAGAAATTAGTGAAGAACAGTATATAAATTTTATGACATTCATAAGGAGGAACAAATGATATTTTTTCATAAAACAAGAGACGTAAAATCACCAGAGAGATCTGGTAAAAATGCTGGTATAGATTTTTTTATACCAAATGATCTAGAACAAAGCTATGAAATAGAACCGCTGCAGTCAGTACTTATACCATCAGGTATTAAAGTATCACTTCCAGAGGATCACTGTTTAATAGCATTTAATAAAAGTGGTGTTGCAACTAAGCATAATTTGCAGGTTGGCGCTTGTGTAGTAGATGAAAACTACAAAGGTGAAATACATTTACATTTAAGTAACACAGGCAGCAAACTAGTAACATTAAATGCTGGACAAAAAGTATTACAGTTTGTGCTTATACAACAAAATTATCATAAATTACAAGAAGTAAAATCACATGCTCCTTGGGAAACCAAAGAAAATGATGAGAGAGGAGATAAAGGTTTTGGCAGTACAGGAGAATAAATCGATCTTACAAGAAGCGCTAGAAATAGTAGAAAAAAGAGATCAAGAAAAAGAACGTCAATATGGCCCGTTTGAAGAAGGCATGGAAAAAGCCGCTAAAATTGCAAGCTTAATTAGCGGCAAAGAGATCACAGCTGAAGATATGTATATTGTATTAGTAGCATTAAAACTATCAAGACAAAGTTATAATCATAAACGTGATAATCTTTTAGATGCTGTAGCATATTTAGGAGCATTGAATAAATATATTGAAAGGAACAAAAAATGAGTGTAATAGTAGCAAATGATATTAATAGTGCTTTTATTGAAACTTGTAAAGCACTTTATTATGATGGTAAAACAGTATCACCAAGAGGTTTAAAAACAAAAGAAATACAAAACTTTATGTTAAAAATCCCTGCAAAAGATGATTTTACTATAACCGTACCAGAGCGAAAACTTAGCAAAGAGTATTTAGATGCTGAATTAGAATGGTATAAATCTGGTGATCCTAAAATAGACTATATTAATAAATATTCTAGTTTTTGGCGACAATTAGTAGATGATAATGGTACTATTAATAGTAATTACGGTAAATTAGCATTATTTGATAAATATAATGGTATGAGTCAATTTGAGTGGTGTGTACAGCAGTTGTCTAATGATCTTAACAGCAGGCAAGCAATAATTAATTATAATCAGCCGCACCATAAATACTCTACAAATAAAGATTTTGTTTGCACCATAGCACAACAGTTTATAGTAAATAATGATAGATTAGACTGTATTGTAATGATGCGTAGCAATGATCTTATATATGGTTTTAGTTATGATGCACCATGGTTTAATTATTTACATAAGCAATTAGCAGACTGTTTAAATATAGAAGTTGGTTACTACAGGCATTTTGCAACTAGTATGCATGTGTATGAAGCTCATTTTGATATGATAGAAACTGTTACAAGTGTATATCACGCAAAACGTCAAATAAAATAAATGTCTAGATTAAATATTACAGACTACTTCATGGAAATAGCTGAAGTAGTAAAAGAACGTAGCACTTGCCGCAGTAGAAAAGTTGGCTGTGTATTAGTAAAAGATCAACAGATCTTATCTACTGGATATAATGGATCAATACGAGGACATGCGCATTGTGATGATTTAAGTTGTAAAAAAGGTTGTGATAATACAATACATGCAGAAGTTAATGCGGTTATATCTGCTGCCTTCAGAGGTGTTAAGATCAGTCAATGTGATGTATATACTACGACGAGCCCGTGTATTGACTGTTTACGTGTTTTGTTAAATTTAGATGTACAAAATATTTATTATAAAGAAAAGTATAAGACTAAGTGGGAATATAAAATTAATGATCTATTAGATTCACATCATAAAAAGGTAGGATATAAACAGTTATGAAATTTGACATCGAGAATCAAGCGCGCGGTATACAAGATCTTATCGATGAAGTAGAAAAAGAACAAGATAAGATAACAGAACAGCTTAGGTATACATTAACCGGTGTAATTGGCGGCAGAGAATTATCAGATCAGGAGCATGCAGTATTTATAGAACGGGCATTAACTAAAAGATCATTTTCAGATATAGCATTAAGTTTAAGTATAAAAGAATCTTCTGCTAAAACATATTATAAAAGGGCAATAGATAAACTCTCTGCCTGTGCTATACGCTTAAAACATAAAATAAAGTGATTGATAAAAAACTTAAATCAGAAGCCTACGAATTAAGGGCTAATGGTTATTCTTACAGGCAGATCAATAAAAAACTCGGCATAGCTAAGAGTACACTCAATGACTGGTTTTCACCAGATGGCCGCCAAAAGACATTAAAACGTAATGCTAGTCTTACTGCACGGTTTCGCCGTAAAGTATCAAGAGCAGGTTTTAATATTAAAGGAGTATCAACTAATGATCTTGTAGATCAGTTAAAAAATCGTAACTTTTGCTACTTATGCGGTAATGATATTGATTTATTTAAAGATCGGTATGATGTTGTATGCAAAAATAGTAGAAATAAGACAGTTTGCATTTAAAAATAACATAGAATATACGTATGATCTGTATGCAAATAACGCTCCAAAAAAAAGATCTAAAAAAAGTAACACTTTATCCAAAAAACAGTTAACTTAAATCAATGTTAATCAATAAGGAGAATTAAATGAAAGTAGTAAAAACAACAACTCAAAAAGTACAGTATTTAGGTAAAAGATGTAAACTGACTACAATATACTTTACTAAGAGCAAGGAAGGTAAAAGACTTGTTGTAAGGAATTTTGAAGATAATCTTAATGACGATATAAAATTAGTCGAAGGTTTTGCAGGCCCTTATGAAAATAAAATACCGTTTAAAATATTCGATGATAAAGAAGCACATAGTTTATATCAACAATTATTAAAATAATTGTTTTAACTCTTAATATCAGTTAAGTGCGAAAAGGCCCTCATTTGAGGGCTTTTTTGTAACCGTTTTAAAAATATTTTATCTAACAATATCAACACTTACGCATGTATTAGCATCATAATTGGCTGATCTGTGTAGTCTTTTTGCCCTTATTATATAGAGGGCATACAATAAGTCCCGCACTTTCGTAAAACGCGAATATATAACCTTCAACTTATATGGGGTGATTAGTTTGGCTGCAGCTAAAACAAAAAAACCTGTTAAACAGGTAAATAACAGGACCAAAAAAGGTACATTTAAAAAGGGTGTTTCTGGCAATCCTAAGGGCAGACCACCAAAAGAATTTGCATTAAATGAACATATAAGATCACTTGCTAATAGTAAAATGAAGAATAAAAAAACTATGCTTGAAGCTGTTGTAGCAAGAGTATATGAAGAGGCATTAGATGGTAATATGACTGCTGTTAACTTCTTAGCGGATCGGATCTTAGGGCGTCCGAGTCAACAGATGAATATTAAAGATGTATCTGATGAACCTATAAAAGTTTTTGATATAGATGGATTGGAAGATTGATAGTACTCGCAAGGCCATATTGCAAGATCATACACGATATAAGATCGTATGCAGTGGACGCCGTTGGGGGAAAAGTTATTTCTCGATCCTCTTTTTACTGTCAAAAGCATTTAAAAAGAATGAGCGACGTTGGATCATATTTCCTACGTACAGGCAGGCAAAGATGGTTAGTTGGTCAATACTTAAAGATCTTTTTGCTAAAAAAGATGTTGCTATTAATGAAACTGAACTGTCAATTACAATGGAAAATGGTGCTAAGATCGAGCTCAAAGGAGCAGATAAGCCAGATAGTTTGCGCGGAGTGTCTACTACAATGGTAGTCTTAGATGAGTATAGTTATATGAAGGAAAATGTTTGGGGTGAGATCATACAGCCAACATTAGCAGAAACAAAAGGTAAAGCGCTTTTTGTCGGTACGCCGACTGGAACACAAAATCATTTTTATGATCTATTTGTAAAAGGGCAGCAAGATAACGGTGATTATAAGAGCTGGCAATTTACTACATTAGATGGCGGATTTATTTCTGAAGAAGAAATAGAAAATGCTAAAAAGAATTTAGATAAGAGGACATTTCAACAAGAGTATGAAGCGTCTTTTTTAACTGCTGCTAATAGAGTGGCATATAACTTTAATAGAGATACACATTGTAAAGTTATGGAAAAAAGTCCAAGAATGTTTTGGGGCGTGGACTTTGGTGTAGCTAGTTTTATGACTGCTGTACTGTGTAGTGAAAATACAGCTGGTGAAGTTTATGTATTTGATGAGATCAGTTTACAGAACAGTAACACATTTGAACTAGCAGAGCGCATGAAAGCCATAGCGCATGGTTTACCAGTTTATCCAGATCCAGCTGGAAAAGCGAGAACTAGTAACAGTACTAAATCAGATCACATGATCTTACAAGAGGCAGGGTTTACAGTAATAAGTAAAAAGGCTAATCCTACACAGCGTGATAGGATCAATGCCTTAAATAAGATGTTGGAAGATGCTACAGGTAAGCATAGACTATTTGTTAATCCTAAGTGTAAGAACTTAATTCGTGATCTTGAACTGTGTACAATGGAGAATGGACAGATCCTTAAAACAGAGACACTGTCGCACCATATTGATGCGCTTTGTTATATAATGGATTATAGATACGGATTTAAGGGCAAAGGATCAGCGATACAATGGTAATGTTTATATTAGGGTTTTGCGTAGGAATTATTGTAGCTATTGTATTATCAATAGCATGGGGACACCGATTAAGTATAGAAGAAGAAGAGAAAAACAAAGAGCTTATAAAAGACTTTACTAATAAATACTTCGATAAGTATGTAGAGTCTGATGAGATAAAATTAGATAAAAGGTATGAATCATGATAATTTATAACTTAACGGATAAAATGTTATATGATCTTCTTATGGATACTATAGAAGATGGACACAAACAAGAATTAGAAGAGAGAGAACGCTTACTCGATTATTTCGAGGGCTTGAACCTTGAACAAGATATACAGCAATATTTTGACAGTGATAGTTTATCACAGATCCCGCCAATGTACATTAATTTAGTGCGCCAGATCATAAGTCGCAGGACATTGGTATACCAACAAGCACCAATAAGATACAATGATAAGTACAATGAAGTACTAGGTGGTTTTGACAGTGTAATGAAGCAATTTGAGCAGCTAACCTATTTATTAGGTACTGAGGCATTATATACACATTGGGACGATAATAATAAAGTTTTGAAATACAGACCAATCCACTTTTTTACGCCATTTTTTAGGCCTAATGAAGACGAACCGTTTGCTATTATGTATCAGGCAGAGTCACATCTACAGGCAAGATCTGAAGATGCACAGTATATGTTTTGGAGTAAAGATACTGATGATATGGAAGGTAAACATTTTATGATCTCGTCCCGTGGTAAGATAACATCTATTGTTCCAGATGATAAAAATCCATACGGTGATATACTACCGTTTACTATTGCGCATAGACATCCGTTCACAAGAGATTTTTTTAGAGAGGGTGCTTCTGATCTGGTAAACGGTATGAGATCCATAAACATCATGCTCACTGAACTTGCTCTCCACTCGCGTTTGCAGTTAGGACAGCCCGTATTTACTGGTTTAGACACAGAGCAGCGTATTACAATGGGACAGGATAAAGCATTAGTATTACCAGAAGGTGCTAACTTTAATTATGCAACACCTAATGCTAATGTTACTGCTATGATCCAATCAACACAGTATATGGTAGACAGTTTAGCGCAGGCAAACAATGTACGTATTAATTGGGCTGATAAATCTGCAGAGAGTGGTTTATCGAAGAAAATGGCGCAGCTTGATTTAATGGACGCGCTTAGATCAGATACAGAGCAGATCTACAGACCATTTGAAAAGCAGCAGTTTGAAATAGCTAAACGTATTTGTGAAGTATCAGGTGGTATTAATCTAGGAGATCAATTTAGTATTGATTTTGCAGAACGTGAAGTACCGATGTCTGCTGATGAAGAAATTAAATATTATACTTGGGCGTTTGCTAATGATCTAGAAACTAGACAAAGCTATTTAAGAAAACATAATCCTGATCTACAAGAAGAAGAGATCGAAGGTATAATCGAGAGAATAGACAGTGAAAAGCCACAAGAGGCAGATGAAACAGAGTCTATTATTGACAGAATAGGTAAGCAAGTTGGCTAAGTTAGATTTTTATAATAAAGAGTTAGCGAATATTCAGGATCAGCTAATAAAGAAGTTAGATAATCTAGTTATAGGATTATCACAGTTATCTGATACAGAATTAATACAAATAGCTAAGCAAATAGACTTTTTTACAGAAATGGATCGATTAGGCTACAGTACACTTATAAATAAAGTAAGATCAACGTATGCAGATGAAATAGCTGATATATATGCAGCACTAGGACCAGATCTAGCTAAGGTATCAGTAGCTAACATAAATGCAGTAAAAGAATTAATAGAATTTGATCTATTATACTTAACTGGTAATGCTAGAAACTATACAAACCAATTAAGGACAGCTATGTTACGCGGTATTATAACTGGTGAGTCTAATGCGCAAATTATCGCAGGACTAAATACTAGCTTTGGTGTAGGCACATTTATTAGTAGTAGTGAGGCATCATTTTTGATTAATGATACGTTTGCTACGTTTTCTAATGCTGCCAGAGCTAAGGCATTTGAAGACTTTCCAGATGTTACATTTAAATATGTTGGGCCCAAAGATGATAAAACAAGAGATGCCTGTAGACAAGTTTTTAAGGAAGTTGCTAAGCGAGGGCCATTAACTATTAAAGAGATTAACGAATTAAATATACCAAAGTTTGAAGGTTTTAGCCGCAGAGGTGGTTATAACTGTAGGCACGATTGGGTAAGATCATGAAACTATTTGAAGTACCAAAAGTAACTAACAAGTTTATGAAGGCTATTGGCCAAGAAGCTATTGATCTTATTGTGTCTGATGCTGATAAAGGTATTTTCCAGAATAATGCTAGGAAGAAACCATACAAAAGCGAAACATATAAGAAGTATAAAGCTAACAGCATGAACCGTTTATCTGATGGTAAAAAGTTAAAAAGATTTAGAAACCAAAGTACTGACACTACAACGCAATATATTAATATGCGTTTAACAGGCAGAACATTACGCGGTATACGTGCAGGATCGAGAAAAAATACTGCAATTATAACGTTTGACCGCGGTGAGATCGTATTAGGTAATAAAAAAACAGATCTTTATGATCTTAGACAAGTAAATAAAAATAAATTATTTAGAAATGTTGAAAAGCTGTATGACAGTAATATTAAACGTTATACAGCAAAGACTATAACAATAAAATAGGAGGGCAGATGTCCGAAGAAAATAAAGTAGTAGAAGAACAAGCAGTAGCAGAAGCTCCTACGCCAGAAGTTAAAGAAGAAGTAGGATCACTAATTGCAGAGAGCAAAAAGTATCGTACAAGAGCTCAAACAGCAGAAGCCGAGTTAAATGAACTCAAAGACAATCTCAAACTTCAAGAACAAAAACAACTTGAAGAAAAAGAGGAGTTTAAATCTTTGTATGAAACCATGAAAGCTGAGAATGAAAAGCTAAAGCCAGTGGTTGAACAGTATGAAATACAAGAAAAACAAAGAAGAGAACACCTGCTGTCTCAACTCTCAGATGAAGATCAAGAACTGTACATAGACCTACCAACTGTTAAGTTGGAAAAGCACATTGAGAAGTTGGGTAATAAAAAAGTGCAAGTATCTGATGCCAAAGAGGTTACTTCTAGTGGTAAGTTCGCTGCAAATAGCAAGTGGGCTGATCTAAGCGATGCAGATCGTGAAAAAGCTAGGAAGAATCCTAAACTATGGAATCAGATCCTAGAGGGGTACAAAAACAGCTAAAATTTTAAGGAGAAACTAAAAATGGCTAACGTAACGACAACGACCGCTGCTAATTTCATTCCGCAAATGTGGAGGGACGCGATTTTAGATTATGCTGAGAGACGTTTTCAATTAAGAAATCAGGTCTTAGACTTTTCATCTATGGTTGCAAATGGTGGCGACATATTAAACATTCCTAAAGTGGCTGAAGAAACTGCTGCTGCTAAGTCTGCTGACACTGCAGTAACATATTCTGCAAACACTGATGGGGTAATTCAACTATCATTAGATCAACATCAATACGAAGCAAAAAGAATCGAAGACATTGTAAGAGTACAAGAGTCCGCAGATTTGTTCTCTGCCT